GTCATGATGGCGGGGAGGGTCGAGTGAACCTGTACCTCGCCTTCAGCGCCAACGGCAACGCGCGGCGCACGTACACGAGCATCCCTTGGCGGAAGCTCGACCTCGGTCTGCTGATCAGCTTCTATTACCTGCAAGGCGTCAAGCGGGACTGGCACGTCGACGTCCCGCGCATGATGCTGGACTCGGGCGCTTTCAGTGCGTGGAAGAGCGGCAAGGCAATCGACATGCCCAAGCTGATCGCAGAGGCGCGGCGCGCATGCTGGGAGGCAGTCGTCGCGCTCGACGTCATCGGCGACGGCAAGCGGTCGCAGATCAACGCGCATATCATGCGGTCGCAGGTCGGGGCGCGCGTGATGCCCGTGTTCCACATCGGCGAGCCGCTCGACCTGTTAGACGCCTACTGTGGCACTTTTCAGCGCGTGGGGCTGTCGTGCCGATTCGGCGAACCGATCGCGCAGTCGCTCGCGTGGTTGGGGCAGTGCTTCGCGCGAGCGTACCCGCACCGCTTCCACAGCTTCGGGTGGATGGACGATAACGCGCTGACCGCGTTCCCGTTCCATTCTGCGGACGCTGTATCGTGGGCGCTCGGTCCCTCGTGTTACGGCAACTGGTACACGTTCGGCAACCTGCCCACGCGCAACTCGCGGCTGTCGCTGATCGGGCAAGTGCAATACATCGCCGATCAGCAGGCGCGGCTGCGCGCGCAGTGGGCGAAGGAGACGGCGCAATGGACGAGTTAACCGCGCTCGGCTCCAAGGAGTACGTCGGGCTTGAGGCGATCTCGGTCGCGCCCAGCGTCGAGCACGTCGTGCTCGAATCGGACGAGGTCACGGCGGTGTGTCCCGTCACGGGGCAACCCGACCTGTACACGGTGCGGATCACGTTCGAGCCATTCATGCACGCGCTCGAATCGAAGTCCTTGAAGCTCTTCCTGGGTACGTTCCGCAACCGGGGCATATTCTGCGAGGCGCTCGCCGCAGAGGTGCTCGACGAGGTCGTGCATGCCATCCGCCCGTCGACGTGCAGCGTCACGGTCACGCAGAAACCGCGCGGCGGCATCACGCTGATCTGCACCGCGAACTATGACGTGGACAGCGAAGCCGAAGCGGACGAAGCGGTTGAGGCATTCCTTGCAGACGTCCCGCACGAGCAGTTTACGGAGGGCGAATGAAAACGGTCTTACTACTTTCGGGCGGCATCGACTCGACCGCGCTCGCGGTCGATCTGCTCGCGCAGGGGCAGCAGGTCGAGGCGATCAGCTTCGACTATGGGCAGCGTCATGTCCGTGAACTGGAAGCGGCGCGCGCGGTCGCGCAGTGCCTCAACATTCCGCAGATCGTCGTCGCGCTCGACCTCGCACGCATCGCGCCGACATCGTCGCAGACCTCGCGCGAGATCCCCGTGCCCAAGGGCCACTACGCGGACGAGTCGATGCGCATAACCGTCGTGCCCAACCGCAACATGTGTATGCTGTCGCTCGCGACGGCGCACGCGATTGCATCGGGCGCGGAGTGCGTCGCCTACGCAGCGCACAAGGGCGACCACGCGATCTACCCCGACTGCCGCCCCGCGTTCGTGTACGCGATGGAGAAGGTAATGGCGCTCTGCGACTACGAACCCATCCGGCTGCTCGCGCCCTACGCGGCGCTGTCGAAGGCTGACATCGTGCTGCGCGGCGCGAACTTCGGCGCGCCCTTCGCGCTTACCTACTCGTGCTATGCGGGCGAGGCGCTGCACTGCGGCGCGTGCGGGACTTGCGTCGAGCGGCGCGAAGCGTTCCAGCGTGCGGGTGTGCTCGACCCGACAGCGTATGAGGCGGTCACGGCATGACGTGTACCCGCGCGTTCCATTTCTCGGCGGGGCACAGGCTGCTCCATCATGAGGGGAAATGCGCGCACCCGCACGGACACAATTACATCGCGGAGATCACGGTAGAGGGCGCGCTCGACAAGCTCGGGCGCGTCGTCGACTTCGCGGTAGTGAAGCAGGAAGTCGGCGCGTGGATCGACACGCATTGGGATCACGCGTTCGTGATCAACGCGCACGACCATGACCTGCTCGCAGCCTTCGAGCTTCGCCCCGAGTGGCGCAGGTTCCTGATGGACGGCAACCCGACTGCCGAGAACATGGCGCGGCATCTCTTCCTGACCTGCGTCGATCTGCTCGAACCCTACGGGGTCGACATCCGCCGCGTGCGCATGCACGAAACGCGAGACTGTTACGCCGATGCCCTATCGGATTAACGAAGTGTTTTACACGCTGCAAGGCGAAGGCGTCCGCGCCGGGACGCCTGCGGTGTTCGTGCGTTTCAGCGGCTGTAATCTCGCGTGCCGCAAAGAGGAAGGGCCGCTATCCCCGGGCGGGTTCGATTGCGACACCGAGTTCCAGAGCGGGCGCTCGCTCGCGCTCGACGATCTCATGCAGGAGATCGACAACGTGAAGGAAGACTGTAGGACGGTCGTGCTCACGGGCGGCGAGCCTGCGCTGCAATACGACCAAGACCTCGCCGAGCTTCTACACGACGAGGGGTACTTCGTCGCGATGGAGACGAACGGCAGTATCAAAGTGGAGCAGCATGTCGACTGGATGACCGTGTCGCCCAAAGTCGCCGAGCATGCCGTGCGGCAACTCTGCGCGCAGGAAGTCAAGTACGTGCGCGCCTACGGGCAGGCGATCCCGCGCCCCGCGTGCAAGGCAGAGCACCAACTGATATCGCCCGCATTCGAGGCGAACGATCAGACCCCCGGGGAGACGTTGCGATGGTGCATCAACTTAGTGAAGGAGAACCCAGCATGGCGGTTGAGCGTCCAGCAGCACAAGCTCTGGAAGATTCGCTAGGACTTGGCGCAGGCGAGCGCGCGGCAGAGGCGCTGGGCCAGTTCCTCGCGTGTTACCCGACCAACAAGGCGATGCAGCGCGACACCCCGCGCCGTATGCTGCGCGCGCTCGACGAGATGACGGACGGGTATGAGCAGGAGCCTGCCGACATCCTCTCCGCGCAGTTCACCGCGCCCAGCGACGATCTCGTGATCCTGAAGGACATCGAATTCGTCTCCCTCTGCGAGCATCACCTGATGCCGTTCGCGGGGCAGGCGCATGTCGCCTATGTGCCCGATCAGTACGTCGTGGGGCTGTCGAAGCTCGCGCGGCTCGTCGACTGTTACGCGCACCGCTTCCAGATGCAGGAGCGGCTCTGCTACGAGGTCGCGGTCGCGCTCGTCGCCCACGTCTCGGCGAAGGGCGCGGCATGCGTGATCGAGGCGACGCACGGGTGCCTGTCGTGCAGGGGCGCGCGGAAGCAGCGCGCCACGTTTATTACGTCGTCGATGCTGGGCGCGTTCCGCAGCGACGGCGATCTACGGCGCGAGTTCTATGCCGCGATTCAATTGACCCATACGAGGATCTGATGCCTGTCGGACGCCCGCCCATGCCGTCGCACTTGAAAATCATCCGCAACTCGCGGTCGAAGAAAAAGCCGAGTCCGCTCGAACCCAAGCCCGTGGGCGATCTCGTCGACGCGCCCGCGCACTTCGGCGACGAGGAGCGCGAGGTGTGGGACTATGCCATCGCCAACGCGCCGCGAGGTCTGCTGAAAAAGATCGACTCCAGCGTGCTCGAAGTCTGGTGCAAGTCGCATGTCCTGCACCGCGCCGCCATCGCCGAATTACGGAAGACGGGCATGCTCGTGAAGGCACCGAATACCGGACTCCCGATACAGTCGCCGTATCTGCCGATCATCAACAAACAGGCGCTGCTCATGATGCGCGCGGTCGATCATCTGGGCTTCAGTCCCGCGAGCCGCACGCGGATCATGATCGGCGACAAGCCGGGGCACGCGCAGGGCGGGTGGGACGACATCGAGCACGCGGGATGAGGATGAGGGGAATGGAGCAGAGGCGGGAAGGGGCGCAGAGCGCGCCCCTCGTCGGGCTAGTTGGTGACGGCGAACAGAACGGTACGCCCCTTCGCGTCCTTCTGGTCCCACGTCGTCGAGCGTCCGCAGAGCATGCCGTCGAAGTACCCGCCGTTGTATGTGCGCCCGCGCCGCTCGACGTCCGCTGCGGCGAGCAGGGCGTCGGCTTCAGTCGCGTACCAGTCGATGCCGAAGCAGATGCGCTGCTCCGACTTCACGGGCACGGGGAGGGACGTCGTTGGTGTTTTCGTTTTCGTTTTCATTGTCGTTACTCTCTTACTCGAATGTGTCGAGTTATTACTATTATATCAATCGCTCTTATCCAAACCCCTGTAAACAGGCGCTTTCGAGCCACTAACCCCGGCGCTTGCAACGCGCAAATAAAAAACTTGACAGGGTTCGCCACATAGCAGCCGCGCATGCCTACACTCACTAAAACGTGCCCGAACGTGGCGCGGGGGTTGGACTACGCCCATGCGGTCGTGAGCGGCAAACAGCTTGCCTGCCGCTGGGTGCAACTCGCGTGCCAGCGGCACTTGAGCGACCTCGACCGCTGGGGCGGCAAGGATCAGCCGTTCCACTTCGACATGAAAGCGGCAGAGCGGGTCGTCGAAGTCGTGCAGCACTTCCCGCATATCCACGGGCATTGGGCGAAGCAGCAGCAGCACCTCACGCTCGAAGATTGGCAGTGCTTCATTGTGTCCAACGTGTTCGGCTGGAAGGCGACCGCGACGAGCGCGCGGCGCTTCCGCGTCGCCTACATCGAAGTGCCCCGCAAGAATGCCAAGTCCACACTGACGAGCGCGCTCGGGCTGTACCTGCTGGGCTGCGACGGCGAGCAGGGCGGGCATATCGTGAGCGCGGCGAATACCCGCGAGCAGGCAAAGCTCGTGTTCACGGACGCGCAGTGGATGGCGCGCAAGGAGCCGGGGTACTGCGCGCGCTTCGGCATCGAGGTGCTCGCCCATGCGGTCGTGCAGATGGAGACGGCATCGAAGTTCGA